AGGACCTTGTTCACCATGCTCTTGAACGCCGAGCTGATGCCGTCCCACATCCCCGACGCCGCGTCACCGATCCGCGCCGGGATCCCGGTGAAGAACGACACGACCGAGTTGAACGCGCCGACGATCCAGTCCTTCACCGCGGTCGCCCCCGACTTGATCGACGACCAGTTCCGCGAGATCAACAGGACCGCCATGCCGATCGGTCCGGTCAGGATCGCGAGGAGCAGCGGCCAGTTGGCGCGCACCCAGCCGAACAGCCCCGTGATCGCCGGCAGCAGGGTCCCGGTCAGGAAGCCGGCGACGGCCTGCACACCGGCCTGGAACCACCCGACGTTGTTGTACGCCCAGATCAGCCCGGCCGCGAGCAAACCGACCGCGGCGACGATCGCCAACACCGGCCACGTCGCGGCGAGCGTCGCCACCGCCGCCGACGCCGCCGACACGGCCCACGCAGCGAACGCGGTGACCAGACCGACACCGATCACACCGGCAACCACCCGGAACTTGCCGGGGTTCTCCTCCGCCCACGCCTTGACCGCGTTCAGCGCCGGCAACGCCTTGGTGTCGATGAAGTCGGCGAGGCGCACCAACGCCACCCGCCGGAAGTTGTCGATCCGGGTCTTCGCGTTGTCGTACGCCCCGTCGAGCCCGCCGACCGCGCCCGAGTAGTCGCCGATGCCCGACGCCGCGGTGTCGAGATCGAGCGCGCCGAGGGCGGCCTGCAAGTCCTCGCTCTGGGTGCCGAACAACGCGATCGAGGCGTTGGACTTGTCGACCGAGTCCGGCAGCGCCCCGAACCGGTCGATCACCTGGTCGAGCACGGCCCGGGCCTCCGGCCCACCGGCGGCGATCTTGGCGCTCGACGCCGCCGCGTTCATGCCCAACATCTCGAACGCGTCCGCCACGTCGTCGGCACCGGACTTGCCCTCGACCGCGAACGACTTCAACGCGTCGGCCACGATGTCCGCGTCGCGGGCGCCGCCGCGCACGCCCTGGACCATCAACCCCACGGCGTCGGCGCCCGACAGGCCAAGCTGCCGGAACTGCGTCGAGTACTCGTTGAAGCCCTCGGCGAGGTCGCCGGCCTTGTCGGCGCCCTGCTGGATGCCGACGGTGAGCAGGCTCAGCGCCTCGGTCGAATCCTTCGCGAGGCCGGTGCGGACCATCTGCGCGGCCGCGTTCACCGACATCGGCAGGTCCTGCTCGAGGACGTCGGAGAACGTGAGCGCCTCGGCGGTGATGGCCTGGAAGTCGGCCGTGGCCATGTCCCGCAGGTCACCGAACTGGCCCTGCACAAGCCGCACGCCCGCCGCAGCGTCGTCGAACCCTTGCTGCCAAAGCGACGACGCGATCCGGCCGGCCTTCTCGGCGTCGCCACCCGTCAACCCCAGCTGCGCGACCAGCCGGTCGGAACTGACCTCGGTATCGAGCGACGACGCGATCCCGGCGGCCAGGACCGCCCCACCAGCCACACCGGCGGCGGCGAGGCCGGTCTTGAAGATGTCGCCGACCCGACCGGCGGACCGCGAGAACAGGCCCTTCTTGGCGTCGACGCCGGAACCGACACCGTCGCCGAGCTTGCGGCCGGCGCCCTCGCCGGCCGGCTTCGCCTTGGCCTCGACGCCCTCGCCGAGCTTGCGGCCAGCCTCGTCGCCGGCTTCCTTCCCCGCCTTGCCCGCCGGGCCCTTGAGACCCTGACGCAGACCGCGCTGCGCGGCGGCGCCGAAGCCCTTCATCGACGGGACGAGCCTGACGAAACCGACACCGACCTCGGTCATGAGGCTTCACCTCCCCTCACGCGGGGGCCGTAGCGGGCCAGGACCGCTGCGACCTCGACGGGACTGCGGTCGGTCCTGCCCCACCGGCGGCCGCGCTGCGCCATCGGACTGATCGGCTTCGGGCGGTTGCGGCCGTGGTGGCCGTCCTTGGACCGCTGCCAGTTCGCCACGCGCAGCTCGTCGACGGCCAGCGCGAGCAAGTGGTCGGTGCGCGACCAGCCGTCCGAACCCGACTCCCGGGCGAGCAGCGACGTCGGCTCCGCGGCGAGACCGCGGACCGCCGCCGCGATCTCGTGGAGACGGAGACCGCCTAGGCGGATGCCGCGGACGGCGAGGTCCGCTTCGAGCGCTGCGCGGCGCGCCGGATCGCCCGAGACGGCGACGGCGATTTTCCCGCCTCCCCCAGCTCGTCGAGCCACGCCTGGATGAGGGCGCTCGACACCGGGAGCTGCATCTGCTGGATCGCCTCGAACGCCTGCGGGTCCAGCTCGGCGATCAGCGCCTTCGGGTCCGACTGGAGCCGGTCGCCCTGCTCCTCGGTCATCGTCCCCGGGTGCGGCAACGTGTAGGTCCCGCCGTCGAGGCCGACGAACTCGAACGGTTCGAGACCCTTGACCTTCTCCTCGGTGACGGCACGTGCGTCGAACTTGGGCATGCGTGGACTCCTCCTTGGGTGACGGCTGGATGTAGCCGACTTCGCTCATCGCTCGTGCCTCGCACGGTCAGGGCGGGCGGCGTGGAACGCTCGCGAAGCGGTTCCGTCGTCGCCACCGGGCGTCACGCACCGCAGGCACAGACGGGCATTCCCATCGGCTCCCATCACGGGACCCGGCACCCCGTCACGGGGTGAGCTCTCGCGGCCGTCACGGCCGCATCCCTCAGCCACCGCGAACCGGCTCCCGGCCGAGGATCGCGGTCGTCGCAGCGAACACGTCATCGGGGTGAAGCGGCACCCGCGGCCGCACCGGGGCGGCCACGCCACGCCGGTACGCGTCGATCTCGGCGTCGACCACCGCCAGCTCGGGCCGCGTCAACGCCGCTTCGACCGCCCGGCGGTTCTCCGCGTGCCGATCTCGCCAACGCGGCTGGGTCGGGCCCATCCGGCCCGACACCTCCGCCAGCATCCCGAGGTTGACCGCCGCAACGATGAACGCCACCCGCCCATCGGCCGCAGGCACCCGCCGCCGGACCGTCACCCGCCCACCGCGTGCAACTGGTACGGCGCCCGTGGCTTCCCACGGCGCCGCTCATCGACCCCACCCTCGTCGCCGTCAGGCAGACCCAACCCGGCCACCAGCCGGGCCAGCAGCGCCCGCTGCGCACGACCCTCGGTCAACGCCGGATGCGGCTTGCGGCCCTGCGGCGAATCCACCACCGGCCCCTCGGCCTCCACCAGCTCGTCGCAACGGGCCACCAGATCGGCCACGGCCACCGCCTGGCGCAGCATCTCCAGGTTGTGGCCGTCCAGCTCGAACGGGCCCATCACGGCCCGCCACAGGCGTGCACCGGCCGGTCCCGTGCCCTTCGGCGGCCTCGGCGCGCTCATCGTCGCCCCCCCGTAGAGGCCCAGGGTTGAACGAGCGCCCGACCGTCGGGCGCTGAGCCGTCCGGTGTCCCTCTGGGGGGCCGGAGGGGGTCACCCCCCACCGTCTGCGACGGCCGGGCCGGGGGCGGTGCGAGTCGGGCATCACCTTCGGTGGTGTCGTGCGTCGACGTGGCGGCGGTGGCGCCGGCTGGTGCTGTCGGGGTGGTGGCGGCCCGGCTGGTGCCCGCTGGCGAGTCAGCGCACGGAGGACCGCTGGCGCGGGTGCTCGTCGCCATCGGCCGGCGGTGCGTCGACGTCGTGTTGAGCCCGCGCCGCCGGTGGCGTTGACGGGTACCAGCCGGGACGGTCATGGGTCAGGCGTCGGCCGGGGTGTCGGCCATGGCGTCGACCTGGTGCGGCTGGAGGTGGGACAGCTCCGGGGGGGCCTGCACGCTGGCGGCGATGCTGGTTCGCATGGGGGCGTGGGGGTCGGCGCCGGCGCGGTCGAGGGCGTCGAGCTCGGCGAGGGCGTCTCGCTCGTGGCCGGGGGCGGCCTTGATGTAGGAGGCGGCGGCGTTGCGCCAGGCGTTGGCGACGTCGGGGTCGGAGCGGCGGGTGGTGTTGTACCGGCTGTAGGCGCGGGCCATGGCGGCGCGGCCGAGGGCCTGGTCGCCGGTGACGACGGCGCGGTCGATGAGGCGGGCCAGCTCGGCGGGGTCGTCGACCTGCTCGGCGCGGTCGAGGGCGTCCCGGTAGGACACGGTGGCGGTGGCGTCGGCGCCGGAGGGGAGCCGGAACAGCTTGCGCTCGAGGTCGGCCCGGCGGGTGGTGGCCCGTTCGGTGGCGGCCTGGACGATCCCGGCACGGCGGCGGCGTTCGGTGGCGACGAGCCGGCCGATCTCGGCGGTCTTGCCTTCGGCCGACAGCATCTTGTTGGCCCGGATCTCGGCGAGGGACCG